GTGGAAGTTATGGGACCAAATGATGATGAACCTCCTTGAGTTCCTGCTCCATTGGATATATTACCACTCCCACCGGCACCAATAGATACTGGATAGGAAGTTGGTCCAGCTGTTACTGTAAACACAGTATGATCGTTATTGCGTGTTAGTACGGGATACATGCCGGTGTAGCCTGAATCTGGACAGTCACTGATAATTATGGTATCTCCCACATCTGCCATGTACGAAGTACTTGTAGTAATTGTAATTGTGCTACCCACTGCCAGGCCACTAGAGGTCAATGCGGCCAATCTAGCAGTGGTATGTCCGGCATTGGGTATCTTGCGTGTTAATGTTATTTTCTTTGTCACTGGATTGAATGTATACGTGATGTAGCCACCAAACATGACCATTGCCAATTTCTGGTAATCAGAAAATAGCTCAAAATTTAACAATCCACCAACTCGTCCTGCAACCAACATGTAGGTGTTTAAGAAGCCTGATGAAAATGGTTCAAATTGTGTGGCTGTGTTGCTAACACCTGACCCGATGCCTCTTCGGAACACTTGACGCACACTCATGATTTCATCGGGTAGGATGTATTCTTGTGTTTCTGGTAGTAGGTCCAAGAAAGCGTAGCTCTCTTCCACAGCATTGGCACTACGTTGACGGTATTTTAACAATGCCTGTTTAATAGACATTTCGTAGTGTTCTTTTTCTAGTTCAACATCTACGATACCATCACCCAGTCGCATACGAATGTAGTCGGTTATTTCTGCTCGTTTAGCATTTGAGCTGTCATATAACGTAGAGTCAAATGCTATAGGGCCCGGACCCACAAGGCTATCAGCAGTTATGCTACCTGTGCCTGAAAGTCCGGTTTTAATTGTTACACTCATAGGAAATCCTGTTTACAGTATTTATTACCGCAACAGGATTCCTATTTATTGCACTCGGAGCAGTACTATATCAGCGTTGATACGCCCTGTTAGTAGTGTTTCTGTGGCACGGATATCTTCTAAGAACTTGCGTAACTGCACTTTACCTGCTTTGGCAAACTCAATCAGTTTCTCCTCGGGTTTACGTAACGTCTTGCTGGTGCTCTTTTGCTCGTCAAAGTTGATGATCGTAGTACCTTTAACACTTAATGTCTGATAACTTGCGGTTACATACTTACCCAACTTACGTGTCTTTGTATTGTACACCCACAGTTCGCTTGCGCCCAATATGTCTGCAGGATTGATACTTACAATCTTTAAGACTGCATCCGTTTTTGCGTACTTGAGTTTGGCAATCAATTTTTCCTTGCTTGGTGCTTTCTTGATACGAGCTTTCTTAGTGGCTTTCTTGACTCCACGATACTGTTCTACAGCCGCGAGCAAGTTATCAATCCACCCAATCATGCGTCGGAAGTCCGCAGTCTTGTAATTACTGTAGCCTTCTCGCACTTGCTCGTCTTTTCGGCTTTGTGCAAGTTCTAATTCTGCTCGTCGGTTGCCGAAAAGTGTTTCATACTTGCCAAGTTGGCTTTGCACAACATTGTTAGCCACCAAAAAGTCATAGGGCTTAAAATCAACCTTGTTGTTTGAATGTACTTCATCGTATACCCCTTCAAGTTCGCCGAGTATTTCACTAGTGCGTTCACTCAATCGGTCTTGGATAGTGGGACGATATACCTCTACTTTTGTTGCAATAACTTCAACTGCCTCTGGCTCTGCTAGTTTAACAGCCTCTCCAATGGCTTCTTTCAAAAAATCAGTGTGGCGAGCTTTTAACGGCATACCTTGTCTATGCGCCATAACCAGGCTACATGCAGTCATTGACAACGAACGATCAGGTGCACGGATAAAAGCACCAACATCTCGCTTAGTAAATACTGTTGTTTGTTTTTGCATCCATTCTACAACATACTTCTTACAATCTTTTTGATTGTAATGATAATTGTAGTAGTAGAAACTTCTACGCATGTGGTGATCAAAATCTGCATCTGAGAATCCCAATGCTCGTTCAGTATCCCAGGGCGGCTCACTGCCTGTGTACTTTTCATCGGCAAACTTAACCCGATGAACCTTGGGTGCTTTTGATTTAATCTTAATACCTGCTACTGTAGCCATTATTTTTGCTCCTTTTTTACGCGGCCTATTCGGCTCGCCTTATTCCAATCATATGCGACTCCATCGGGACATTTGCCATCCCTAACAGAGTCCACGCCAAACCGACCCACAATCTCAAATCCATTGCCTGTTATGGTAACAAACTCATTTAACGCTTTAGCCTGATCCATTGCCCGATCCAAATCATCAAATTCTTGTTCTTGGGTTTTTGTTATTAATTTATACATACACCTAGTATAGCAAATCAACCATTTTGTGTCAATTAGTACATCAGTGCGGCCATCACGGCCCACTGTTCAAATGTGTTTACGGCCTCGGTAAATTCAGCTTCTAATTCTGTATACTTTTGTGTTAATTTATTCCTACGCCTACAATGAACCATTTCTTTGTCCATTTTGGTGTAAATTTCTCTACAGTTTTTGTAGAACTTGTGTAAAGTGCTACGGGCACGAATGTCTTTGGTATGCGACACCAATGACAATAGTTGCTCTAATCGGGCAATATGTGCTTCGTGTTGTTGTTGCATAAGCGTCTATTATACGATAAAAGCCAATACATGTCAAACCCATAAATACTACAATATAGGATGAAACATGGCTCGCTTATCGCTTTGGAAAGACGGACGACACTCAAACGATTATAAGTTCTTTGATCGCAGGATCAGTGAGATGTTCACCATGGGCGGAACCGGAATTTTAGTACATAAGTACTTGGGAACTAAAACACAGACCAACACTGGTGATCTAACACAACCCACATACTCAAATCAAAGTGAGAAGAACATACAGGACTTGTTGTTTGTAGAAAATCGCGATCGTAAGTATGAACCTGATGTTTACAAAATGCGGGGCATTTATACTCGCGCAGATCAAGACTTTGACCTAAGCCAATTTGGACTATTCCTGCAGACTGGTACCTTGTTCATGACCTTTCACATCAATGACATGATGGACACCATAGGTCGCAGACTCATGGCCGGCGATGTATTAGAACTTGAACACTTAAAAGATTATACTGCGTTAGATCAAGACGTGCCTGCCGCACTAAAACGATATTATGTTGTTGCTGATGCCAGTCTGGCCGCGGAAGGTTTTACTCCAACTTGGTGGCCGCACTTGTGGCGTGTTAAAATCAATCCATTGGTAGACGGACAAGAATACAAAGACATCCTGGATCAAATTGTTGCTGGTACAGCCAACACCAAGACCAGCGATTTGATGAGTAGTTATAACACTTATATCAACATCAACAATGCTGTAGTAGCACAGGCCGAAGTTGATGTTCCCAAGTCCGGCTACGATACCAGTAAGTTTTATCTAGAACCAGTATACGTTGGGCAAACAGCCGACGGAGACACAACAGCTGACGATACTGCCACCGCCGATGATGCCACAATAGGCCCAACAGGTAAAACAGAAGGTTATTTGGTTGGCGATGGGTTGGCTCCCAACGGCATGCCATGTGGTGTTGGCATTGAATTCCCAATGTCCTACGCCGAGGGTGACTACTTCTTGCGTACAGATTACTTACCCAATAGGTTGTTCAGATTCAGTGGCAAACGTTGGTTGACCATCGAGTCAGTAAACAGAGCCAACCTGACACTGGGTGCCGACAGTGGTACATTGCGTAGTAGTTTTGTAAACAACACCAACACTTATACCAATGTTGAAGGCGACACAGTCGACGAAAGACAATCGTTGAGCCAGGCCCTTAAGATACAGGCAGATAATTAATGAGTCAACAATATTTTTACGACAATCAAATACGCAGATTCCTAACACAATTTATCAGACTGGTGTCGGGATTTCAAGTTGAGTTTGGACAGGCAGCAGATGGTTCACGCCCACTACAACAAGTACCAGTACTGTACGGTGATCCCAGTAGGCAAGCCGCACAGATCTTAAAACAAAACAGCGAGAACACATTGAATTCTGTGCCTGCTATGAGTGTGTACATCAGCAGTCTAGACTACGACAGAGAACGTGTGCAAGATCCTACATTTGTTGGTACTATGAATATCAAACAACGTGCCTATGATCCTGCCACTGGTAATTATCTGAGTACTCCCGGAGATGCATATACTATTGAACGACTAATGCCTGTACCATACAAGTTAGGTCTTAAACTAGACGTATGGACCAGTAACACTGAGCAAAAATTACAACTGATTGAACAATTGGCACAACTTTTTAATCCTGGATTGGATCTTCAGAGTACCGATAATTATGTTGACTGGGGTAGTTTGACACATGTTGAACTTAGATCTACAGTATGGGATTCTCGATCAGTACCGGCCGCGACAGATGAAGCTATCAGCATTGCCACACTACAGTTTGAAATGCCAATTTGGCTAAGTAGTCCTGCTAAGGTCAAACGGCTAGGTGTTATCACAAGCATCGTCAATAACGTATACGACGCCAACGGTGAAATTACTGATGACATTTTTTCTGAGTCTGACATCATGATCAGACAGGTAATTGTATTACGCGACTACAGTTTACTATATATCGGTAATACCCTGCGGTTAATTAAACAACAACAGCGTACTACCTACGATATAGACCAAGGACAGATATATGATGCTTGGGGAATAGTTAAAGTTAAATACGGTACAATTAGAAATGGTATTAGTGAGATACGGTTACGTCATCCCAATGGCGTAAGTGAAGTTGTGGGTACTATTGCTGAACACCCCACAGACGATACCATAATATTGTTTAATCCGCATATTGATACGCTACCCGCAAACAACCTGTCTGCAATTACTGCCATTATTGATCCCGAATCAATCAATGTTGACGACACGCAGTTATTGACCCCCAATTTGGGCACAAGATATTTGCTCACCAATGCCATTGGCAGTTATAATAACAACGAAAGCGCCGTTGCTTGGGGTACTAATCCTTGGTTTATTGCAGACGCAAATGATATCATTGAATACACCACAAGTGGATGGGTTGTTAGTTTTCACAGTCAGCAGATAGTGGACTACGCTTTTGTAACCAATTTGACAACTGGGATTCAATATAAATTTAATCACAACGACGACACATGGTCTAAGAGTGTT